CTATGCCAATGCCATCAAACATTGATGAATTAATTTTTAAATGGGGCTTGCGATAAGACACAAGAGCCTGGCTCAACCTCTTGCATGGCTCATTCATGACCTGAATGGTCATCTCCCTTGACAGACTTGAAACTATCTCAGTCAACATCGACCTACTAAACCCACGAAAGCACAGAGGAGTAAATGCTTCCTGAGGCACAAGGGACATGAAATCTCTAATCTGGCGCTTCTGTCTTGACAACCTCCCACAACAGTTCATTATCGCTGATCTTAGAAATTTGGGGTATTTGGAGAAGCTCTCATCCTGAGATTTTTGATCCCTGACTTGTTTCTTCAGCTTGTTCACTGTTAGCTCTCCCGCATCAGTCATGTCACCACTCAACTTTCCCAGGGAAAACAACGTAGACATGGTCTTTCTCAAGCAGTCTGGGTCATCATCAGTTGAGTAATTCTCTGTCAAAGATGAAGGTTGTGGCAAACTCAAGCTCAAGACTAGGTTAGGCCTTATCAGCCCTCCAAACTCTGGAGGTATCTTGTATGTTTTGTCCTTGAGCCTTGAGTGTAGGGTCCAGCAGTTGTTCATTTCTAGAGCCATCATGTTCAAGACGAGCCAGACCTGCGTGCCCACCACCACGGAACCTCCAGTTTTAACATATTGCTTGGCCGTGTTCATGGCATGAAGAGAGCTGTCAGCTGGATCAAGATCCATGGAATAATCTATGTAAGATAAAGTTGATTTAATTTCAGGTTCAAAAACTCCACTGAGAGTCATGTACATTGAGTTGAACTCAGAGTAATACTCCGAGAAGGTGCTCTTCGTCACGTTTCTTTGTATTCCCACCATTCTCGACAGTTTGGTTTGAGTTGTCGACAGAATATCAACAATTTGATAAGTTTTGACCTCTTCATTAGTTCTTTCTGACCTTATCATTCTTGAGTAATCATCAGACGTGCAAAAGCACCTTATCTCCAATCTCATGCTCATCTTCTCGAAAATTAGGTCTGATGAGACATCAGAAATGAAATTGAGGACATCAGACTGAACACATGAGGACAAAACACCTAGAATTCCTTGACCCATACCTTCTGAGCACATTAAGTACTGATTGATAATGCTGAAATCATCCTTATCTAAGCTCACTGAGCGATCCAACATCTTTTTGCTAAGTCTGCCAATTGAAGTGTTCGATTCTTTGTCTACATTGTGGAAGTTGTTAGAGACTAACCTATTGGGGAGCTTGGTTATCTTGTTTGTGAACATTTTCAATGAATTAAACATGAGCTCATTGTATTCCTCATTGTCACATCTAAACAACAAGGAACAGAGCATCAGCCAGGAGCATTGAGTGGGTCCCCATTTAGAGCAGTCTGCATTGTCAAAT